GCTATAATAGGCAATGAAACCGCTGATATAACTGTTGCTATAGTACCAAAAGCACTTATTACAGCACCACCGACAATAACTAAACTTCCAAATATTGCTATTAATGGGCCAATTCCTGCTAATACAACCGCTACAACTCCTATTATTGTTTTAGTAGAACTATCTAAACCACCTATTTTACCGATTAAATCAGATAATACTGGTATAACTGAACTTTTTATAAAATCAAATAAAGGCTTTGTTATCTCACCAATTAGACTATCAAAATTATCTTTTAAAGTACTCATTATACCTGAAAAAGTTTGACTGCCTTTTTCCATTCCTTGATAAAATGTCCCACCTTTTGAAGTAACTGAAATTAAAGCATCTTCTACTTCTTTATAAGAAACTTTACCAGCTGACATCCTTTTTCTAACCTCTTCCATGGTTTCACCTGTTTTCTTAGTGATTTCATTAAGAGGATTCCAACCTTGACCAATTAATTGATTTAAATCACCACCTTGCAATTTACCCAATGCATTAATTTGTCCCATAGTTCTTGTTAATGATGACATTTTTTCATTATTACCAAGCGATACATCACCAAGTCTTGACATAATGGGAATAACTTCTTTTTCAGTATAACCAAAAGCTAACATTGTTTTAGTATATTCCGCTAATTGGGTAGTTTCAAATGGTGTGGCTGCTCCCATTTTTTTTAATCTATCAACCATATTCCCTGCTTTTTCTGCACTTCCTAACATAACTTCAAATGAAGTAGTTAAATCCTCCATAGTTGAATTATATTTAATTCCATCAATAGCAATACCAGCAATTGGCTTTGAAACATTGTCTATTAATCTATTTCCAAAGTTTTGTATTTTATCGCCAACACTTGCCATTTTATTTCCAATGTCATTTAATTTTGAACCAATAGCATCTATTCCTTCAAGCCTTATACTTCCAACTAAATCAAATATATTCATTAATTTACACCTCCTTCACAGCCAGTAATAAATAACTTCTCTGGTTGTGTTATTTTACATTTTCAATTAATTGTAAAATTGCTTTTATATGATGATTTTTATGTGTTGTATTTTGTGGGTTACTAATTACTTCATAATTTTTATTTTCATAAACAATTATGTCACCAAAAATTAAATCAAAATCATCACAATAAAAATTATATTGCATTACAGTTGTTATCTTATCAGCTACATTTACATACTTTGTATTACCTTTTCCAACATAACCAGTAATTGAAGTAGAAGTATAACTTTTTATTGCTCTTCGAGTATCATTTAAAGTTACTGATTCACGTTTTCTTACACAATCAATAAAAAAATCTGTAATAGCCAATTAAAACACCTTCTTAATTTTTAATTTAGTTATCTTATTTTTTTCTTGAATTTCTTTAATTATCCTAGATTCTTCATTCTGTTTTTCTTTTTTAGACATATTATTAATATTTATATTTTCTTGTTGATTTTTAAAATATGTCTCAAAATCTCCTTTATATCCATTTTGAAGATCAATTAACCAAATTTTAAAAATCCTATCTTTACTTTTTTCAGTAATACTATTTTTAAAATCTTCCTGAAACTTTTTAAATAATTTATATCCTCTATCAAAAGGAAGATCTAAAATATATTCAACATATGAAAAATCCCTATAATAATTCATCATATGAGGAATAATATTTTCTTCCTTAAAAAAATCCATGATAAATACATAGGAATTTATAATATTTGTAAATAATTCTAATGAATTTAAATCGCTTTCATGTTTTTTTTAACATTTTCAATATCAATAAAATTAGACATAACTTTAGGTACACCAGCCAAAAATATAACTTTTAATATAGATAAATATTCATCTATTTCAAGATCTTCTACTTGATTCTGAGTATACCCTTTATACATTCTAATTAATTCGTCAATATCATCCTCTACTTTATGTATATTTTGAATAATAAATGCGAAAAGGTCTCCCACTAAAACAATAACTTTAGCTTTTCCATCTTCATTTAATTTAAATTTAGAATCTTTGTTTTCATCATTTTGACCTTTTCCATCTTTATAAACCTTCATTATCTTCTCAATCTTTGTAGAAAGCAGATATTCAGCATAACGCTTAAAATCAATACGTTCTAATATCCTACTTATCACCATCAATTCTTTTTTCTTTAATTTCCTATCCATTTTTATACCTCTTCCCTTATTTCTAATGGTGGGGTTGTTGGAGCTGCATATGTGTAAAATCCTGTATATGTCATCTCACTTGTAACCTCATCTTTTTCCTTAAAATCTAATCCAATTTTATCTATATTTAAGGCATTCTCTACCTTAATTAGACAATAATCTCCATTGTCTTTATATCCAAGAAATGCAACATTTGTTAAAACATCAGCCGCCGCAATTTCAAGATCAAAACTAATTTTCTTATATGTTCCGTCCTTATCGCTTCCATCACTTACAGTAACAGGAAGGCCATAAGCTAAATTAGTATAAGTTAGTTTTAAGAAATTAATAATTAATTTAACAACATATGTTTCATACCTTCTCATTGATTTGGTTGGTCCATATGCTCCATCAAATTTAATTTCTTTAATTGATCTGTCTATTTCTAACTTACTTCCTGANCTTGTTGCTCCTATAATTGCTTCTCCTGCTTCACCATAATTTTTATATACAATACCTTCACCTAATAAAATATCTTTTGCAAGTTCTGGCACTGCTGGGCTAAAAACACCAATAGGCATTAAAATACACCTCCTTAAGCTACATATTCATAAATATCAAATGGGACAGTAGTTGGACTACTAGCAGTATAATGACCAGTAAATTCAACACCATTTACGGCTTCATCTTTTTCCTGCAATCCTAATGATATTTTCCCATCATTCAAACATTCTTTTAATACCATTTTAACCTTTTTGCCATCATGTCTTTGACCTACTAAAGTAACATTTTCTAAATAATCAGCATCCAAAATTTCTAATGTTGGAACAAATTTAAAATATGTTGTTTCATCTGTATAAGTAAATCCACCACCATTTACACCCATTATACTACTACCACTCTGATTTTCAATTAAATCAATGCTATCTACATAAAAACTACATGAACTATCTGGCGAAGCTGTAAATTTAAAACTTACACCAGTGACCGCACTCCATGAAGCCGTTCCAACTTCTGTAAATGCAGATTTTGCAATTTTAAACACATTCCATTGGTCAGCTGTTAAACTAGCCGTTCCAATTTCATATTTAAAATAATTTGTTTCTGTTAAATCAGCATCCTTATGGATACTTAATCTTATTTTTGCTGTACTTCCTAAGGCTGTTTTATTTGCAGATGTTATATAAATTGCAAAACCAATATAATCATCTGTTCCAGATGTTATATTATTATTAAAAACAGTTAAATTTTTAGTACTTGCAAACACTTCTTTAATACCATAATTTTGTGTAGCTCCTGTACATTTAGCACTTTGTAAACCGCTATTAATAATTGTAGTTTCAGCGGCGTAAGTACCTCCTGTATCTGACCAATCCTTAGATTCCCATAATCCATTAGATTCCATATCACTTATAACTTTTCTATTAAAATATTTNAAAAATAATTGTTGTAAAGTAATTTTAACTATAAANTTTTCATATCTTACTAATGGCACACCATTACTATCTAAAGTTGGTCCATAAGCACCATCAAATTTTAACTCTTTAATAGCCCTATCTATATCTATTTTACATCCACCTCTTGTTGAACCTAGTAATAATTCTGTAGGCAACCCATAATTTACATATGCCTTGAATTCACCTAATATAATATCGTTTGCAACTGGTACGGTTGGCGTTATAACTCCAATTGGCATAATTTACACCTCCATTATCTTACTTTTAATAAAAATCTTTGATTCATCCTACTTATATTTGACTCTGGTTGTGGTATTTCACCTTGAAATTCTTCAAAACATTGATAAAATCCCTCTGTCTCATATTGATAACTATAATCTAATCCCGGAACTATTAATTCATCTCCATCATAAATTCCATTTTTAACTTTTTTCACAGCCAGTAATATATCAGTATCATCATTCGTATTATCCCAATAATCCAATTCTAAAATCCAATCTATCCTTTTTCTTTCTGTATTACTACTAGAAGTAAATTTATAAACTAAATATGGGAATTCTGCATTATTTGGGGCGTTTAAGTCATATACATTTATGCCAGATAAATTAACTAATCTTTGACTAATATAATATTTAAGTTCTGATAAGTCCACTAAGACACCCCCCTGCTCAATCCTTCTCTAAATAAAGTTTTTATTTCACCTAAATGATTGTATATGGCTGGCTTCATAAATGGTTGTGCTTTCATCTTATACGTTCCATATTCTTGATATCCCGCATATTTACAATCATTCTGTATAAATAATTCATTTTGTTTTATTACATACTCATTTCTGCTCATTAGATAACCTGTATCATAAGGGACATAATAATTCATTTTTTGAACTATGAATTTACCTACATAATTAAGTGTTGTTTTCTGGTTTTCATTTATTTGANTCATAAATTTTCCAGTTCTATTTACAAGTCTAATCATTTATTTCACCACCTCAGAATTTAATTTNATATGATATTTACATTTTTCACTATGCTCTTTACTTAAACTTCCTATTAATTTACGTTCCCATTTTCTNTGTAATGTTTCAGTAGCTATAACGGGCATCATTTCTTTTTTAATTTGATNTTCTGTTAATTTCACATTACCACCTCCGTAATATAATGNNNGCAATTAGGATGAAATAATGTGCTATTATCCAACTCTTTACGTGTTAATTTTTTACCTTCATATGGCTTGCATAAATCGCATTTAGTTTTATGATCTGATACTTGAAATAAATCATTTATAGCATTTTCCATAACATTTAACCTAATTAATTGGTTATTAATATGTCTGGTATACATATTGCTATAAGTTTCAATATTCCATCTTGCTCCATTTTTAGCTACAAAACCAGTAATACCATTTTCAGAATATCTGTCTAATATTGATTGTTTTAAATCAATATTATCAGTAGCTTTTAATTTAGCTAAAACTAAATTATATTCTTTCTGAGCTTCTTTATACATCCCATTCATAGCATTTAAATATTCATTTGTTAATTTTAATCCATCTTCACTTTTACTAAATCTCGAATAATGCGATTCAACAACTTTATTCATAGAATTATTATATAGATATCTTCTAAATTGAAACTTTTTCTCATTTTTTAAAGCCTCAATACTCATATCACTTACTTTTCTATAATATTTAATTGTTGAGTCTAATATTTCAGACATTCTATCACTTCCCATTAAACATATCTATGATTATTTAACATAACACTATTTTGACTTATAAAATCAAACACTTTATTAGAATTTGGTTTAAAATATTCAATTTCATAATCATCAATTTTTTCTTTTTTAATATCTTTACCGTTATTTTCAGTATTTAATATTTCATTGATAAATATCGATATGGGATATATAAATTCACTTGGAAATTGAATTAATTCAAATTTTATATTTGTGTTAGTTTCATCTTTTAAATATTTATTATTACTAATTGTATAAGTTAAATTGCTAATATTTTCAATTTGATAATATCCGTCATTATACTGGGAATAGCTTATCTTAATCCAATCACCTATTTCAATAGGTAAATCAAAAGATGAATCTATAGTAAATTTATCCTTAATAAATACAACATCCCTATCATTCCATACTCTACCAATTATTTTATTTTTAAATAAAAATTCCTGCCTACAATGCTTTAAAATATTTCTAAAAATACTATCAATATAATAATTTATTTGTGAATCATTTGTCGCATCTGTTATTGCATTTAAATGCTTTATAGTACTTAAATTAAATTTACTTAAATCTAAATACTTATCATCTATAATATTTAAACTTACATTTTTTTCAAAAATAGTGTCATTAGATAATATTACAATACAATTTATAATATAATTCAAACCTATTTCACCATTATAAATTGTTGCATTTATATAATCGTTACCTTTAGAAGAGGTATATATTATAGTGTTAGTTACATCTGTACTTTTATTATATACAGTTATACTATAGGAATTAATACTATTACTTTCAATAATATCTGAAAAATCAAAAGTTATAATAAATTTTTCATTATAAGTTTTACTTAAACTATCCAATATTTACACCTCCCTTTTAAATGATTTATTAATATTATTTTTACTAAAAGATTTATTAATATTATTCTTATAAAAGATTTTATTAATTATCTTTTTTATAAATTTATAATTATTATTATCAATATAAATTATTGGAATATTCATCCTTAAATTATAATTCATAACTGGTACATTTATATTTATATCACTGCTAGTTGTACTTATACTTGGAATTTTCATTTCTAAACTATAATTAATATTTATAACATTTATATTAATGCTTTTAACTGTAGTTATAGTAGGATTTTTCATTTCTAAATTATAATTTATAACCGAACTTTCAATATTAATATTTTTAATAATAGTTATAGTAGGATTTTTCATTTCTAAGTTGTAATTAATTACAGTAGATACTATATTAACATTTCTAATAGTTGTAATTATAGGTATCTTCATTTCCAAATTATAATTTATAGTTGGCACATCTATATTAATACTTCCACTTGAACCTATTATAGGTATCAACATTTCTAAATTATAATTAATACTTGGTGAATCTATATTAATATTTCTAATTCCTATAATACTTGGAACTTTCATTTCTAAATTATAATTAATTACATTAACATCAATATTAACATTTCCACTTGAACCTATTACAGGAATTTTCATTTCTAAATTATAATTTATTACTTCAACATTTATATTAACATTTTGAATAACGCTAATTACTGGATTTTTCATTTCTAAATTATAATTAATTGTTTCAATATTAATGTTAATATTTTTAATAGCTGTAATAGCTGGATTTTTCATTTCTAAATCATAATTTATTTTTGGTAAATCTATATTAATATTTTTAATACCCACAACCAATGGCGTTAACATCTCTAAACCATAATTTATATTTGGTACATCTATAGATACATTTCTAATTCCTGTTATAATTGGACTTATCATTTCTAAGTTATAATTTATGTTTATTGCATTGACATTAACATTCTTAATAGCTGTAATAGTTGGTGCATTCATGGATAAATTATAATTTATGTTTACCGAACTTACATTAACATTTTTAATGGCTGTAATAATAGGATTCTTCATTTCTAAGTTGTAATTAATATTTACAGCACTTATATTAACGTTTTCAACTGTTGTAATTACTGGACTTATCATTTCCAAATTATAATTTATATTTGATACATCTATATTAATATTTTTAATTCCTGTNATNACAGGAATTTTCATTTCTAAATCATAATTTACTTTTGATACATCTATAGTAACATTTTTAATAGCCGTAACAGTTGGTATATTCATAGTTAAATTATAATTTATATTTANAGCACTTATACTTACATTTCTAATACTTGTAATAACAGGATTCTTCATAGCTAAATCATAGTTTATTTTTGGTACTATTATTTTTGTTTCACCTATTACTACAGGATTTTTCATATCTAAATTATAATTTATTTTTGGTGCACTAATATTAATATTTTTAATACTGGTAATGCTAGGTGTTTTCATAGCTAAATCATAATTTATTTTTGGTACGGATACATTTACATTCGTACTAGTTACACCATATTCTATATATAAACTTGGAGCATATGCAGGATCATAATTATAACTATAACCTTCAAAATAACTATTTGTATCATCAAAATCAATAAATATAGTAATNTCGTTCCCACTTNTCCATCCTGTTTGGTTAACNAATTCTTGTAAAACATCTTTGATATCTGGGCTAACTTGGTTTGTACTTGAACTTGNAATACTCCAATTAACACTAGCCGTTGTCCTTGTAGCAATCCAAGCTGAATCATCCGAAAAACCGTTACTATCAGATATTTTATGTGCTCTAATTTTAACATTAGTTGTAGAATGAAATACCCTTTCTTTCAAAGTAATTGTACAACTATTTATTACAGTATTTTTGTCTATAGTTATATTTGTAAATCTTAAACCCTGTTTATTATAAGTACCATCATAACCTAGCCAACATGTAGTAGAAGTATTTGTAAATGTAGCATTAGCATCATTACCTGGTATTGTTGCATAAACTGTAAAATCATCCGTTCCCGTTGCTATACTTTTTGATAAAGTTGACATAATTACACATCCCTTCTATGGATGTTATGCAACCGTTGCGGTAAAAATACCATCTGCATTCCATGTTATTGTAAACGTACCAGATGCACTGACTTTATCTTCACCAAAATCAACATAACCAATTAAAGCACTTGTTGAAGCGGTTCCAGTACTACAATAAATTATTGCATATCTAGCAGTAATTGAAGAATCTGACCAAACAGTATNAGCNGCATCAAATTTATTAATATTACCATCAGCTGTATAAGTATTAGTTTTTGTTCCTAATGTAGCACCACCTGTCGAATATCCGTTTCCATTAGCCACTTCATTTGTTATATCGTCAAGATATTCGTGCGTATCCTGATTTGGGGTATAACTACTAGTACATAAGGCAACTTTTATAGTATCTGTATCCCAATCAATCTCTTTATTTGCAAACTTTAATGGTGCCTGTCCGTATAATTTAGCAGTAACAGCCATTTAAAGCACCTCCTCATATATTTTATTCATTTTTTCTGAAAATTGTTTTATATTAAAAAC